TCAAGTGTGAGCCTCTAGTTGATAGCCAAGAATTTAGTAACATTCTTAAAGAACCAGTCAACCAAGACAATTACTTAGGTGATTGGGATAAACTAAAAGTTTATCCACCTGGATACGTTGTATCATTTGGTGACAAGAATTACGTTTCTTTGCAAGAAGTACCAGCAGGTATAAAACCCGGTGCTACTGATCCTGATCCCTATTGGACATTAGATACCAAAGAAAATCTTAAAGATATATTAGGTCGTTATAACAAAAACATTGAAATTAACGACAAGAATTTAGAAGAAGCAAAACGCATTGTACCAAAAGCAGGTTACGATACTTCAGACTTATACGTAGTACCCGGATACGGCATCTATGAAGCGAACGGTGTTCCGTCTAACAAACTAAATCAACCTGCACCTCCAACTGACATTCGTACTTGGATGCCCGGTAATCAAGCATTAACAACTACCGGACAAGTTATTACAATGCGTAGCAAAGAATATCGGTATGAATCTTCTGGTATTAAGATTTCTAAATCTACAATGGAATTTATACAACAAAAGATGGGCGACACAGTAAGTGTTGATTCATTAATTGACAAGTTTGTACAAGCCAGTCTATCAATGACTACAGAATCACCAGAAATGAGCAGAACTGGTTCTGGCGCCTTAGAAGGTACTAAAGTTTTATCAGTACAAATTACAGGTCCAGTAACTGGTCCTTATGGTACTGCTGATAATACGTATGCTACAGCAGACCAAGACCCAACAGCCTCAGGCTTTACTGGCACTGAACCATATGGTCCAAACACTATGGACTATCGTGCAGACTGTGATCCTAGATTCCAGTACATTGCACGTTCAACACCAAGAGACTTTGGTTATACAACAGGATATTTAACAGGTGAAGGTACTCCACCAAATGGATTGCCTTCGGGTGCAGGGATTGCTTTCCCCACAAGTCCTCAAGTTGGAGATTACTTTTTACGCATAGATTATTCTCCTAACGTTTTGTATAGATGGAACGGTCAGTTGTGGTTACGTGTAGGCGAAGATGTAAGAACATCTACCGGTTACACAAGTGAGGACACATCGCAACTTTCAGGATTTATTAATAATGAGGATCAAATCTATGTAAATAGTCAAGAGGAAGAGATCCCATCAGCACAACCTCTATCGTCTATGTTAGAGATTGCTCCTGATCCGATACCTCCGGAAGAGTAATTAAATGGCACAATATTTTTACGACAATCAAATACGCAGATTTTTACTGCAATTTGCAAAAATCTTTAGTAACTGGTATGTAACTAAAGGCAATGATCCCAACGGTAATCCTATAATGGTTAGAGTACCTATTCAATATGGAGATTCCAGTAGACAAGCATCAACTATTATTGCAAACAACTCTGCAAGTAACATGCCAAGTGCTCCTCTTATTACATATTTTATTAACGGTTTAGAATACGATCAGAAACGCACACAAGAACCGTATTTTATTGAAAAGCAACAAATAAGACAACGTGAATATAACCAAGAATCAGCCTCGTATGAGCAGACACAAGGACAAGCATTTACTGTTGAAAAATTAATGCCAGTACCTTACACACTACGTATTCAAGTTGACTTTTGGACAACTAACTATCAACAAAAACTAGAATTGATAGAACAGTTAGGTACATTATTCAATCCGTCATTAGAAATTCAAAGCACGGATAACTTTGTTGATTGGACATCATTAACTGTTGTGTATCAGGATGGCTTAACATTCTCATCACGTAGTATCCCACAAGGTACAGGCAATCCTATCGATGTTATGTCTTGGAAGTTTTATATTCCTATCTGGTTGACTACTTCTGCTAAACTTAGAAAGTATGGTGTTATTCACAAAATTATTACTTCAATTTTTGAAGGTAGTACTTTGCAAGACATGCAAGATGATGATTTGCTGTTAGGTACTAGACAAAAGATTTCTCCATATGGATATAAATTATTATATATAGGCAACTCCCTGCAACTATTACCGCAACGAGAAACAGAGACACCTAATAATTTTTCATTAGATCAACCTACTAATCCTGATACTGATTTGTATTGGACATCGTTACTAAACATGTATGGTGCTTACAAACCGGGCATTTCTCAAATATGGCTAGAAAATCCATATATGGAAAATGAAATTGTAGGTACAATAGTAGTTGATCCATTAGATGAAAGATACTTAATTTTTAGTGTTGACCCAGACACACTGCCACAAAATACACTTGATCCTGTTGACAGTGTTATCAATCCTCAAATCTCTGGACCAAATGTGGGATTACCTGGTCCTACCCCTAATAAAAGATATCTTATTGTAGAAGATATCTCTCCTGACACAACTTCATGGGGACCAATCATTGGTAGCGTAACAGGAAAATCTACGCTTCCTGAATCTTTACCAATCACTACAGCAACAGCAGGTGAAAGATATATGATTGCTAGTCTTGGAACTACAGATTTTATGGCTTTAGGAGCCAGTTCTAATTCGATTGGTACTATCTTTACACTTAATGGATCACAACCTATAGGTACAGGTACTGTTTATAAAGTTGTAGTTGCAAATGCAAATGACATTGTTCAGTATAATGCAGACATTGGTGTTTGGTTCATTGCATTTGATTCTAGTGAATTCCCTAATGATGTCGAATACGTTTTAAATTTAACAACACAAGTACAATACAGATGGGCCGCAACTCCAGACGTTGGAAACGTTGCACCTGACTTAGAAGCACAATGGATGAAGTCATATGAAGGTTATTATAATGAAGGAGATTATAGTATTGTAATATGATTATTATCAACGAATCCGCAGGCATATTTTTTTACAGCAAATCAACCGACAGATATCTTTATTTACTAAGAAACGATAGTAAGAATCCTAGTTGGTCTATTCCTGGTGGTAAGATTGAAAAGAATGAAACGTTGCTGGCAGGATTAAAACGTGAATGTTTAGAAGAAATTCAATTTTGGAATGATAATTTAAAATTAGTTCCTATTCAAAAATTTGTCAACAACACATTTGCTTATCATACTTTTTTCTGTTCGATAGAAAAAGAATTTACACCGATATTAAACAAAGAACATTGTGGTTATGCTTGGGTAGGTGAACACATGTATCCAAAACCATTGCATCCTGGACTGTACTCCACGATCAATATAGACAGTGTTACAGAAAAGATGAGAGTGCTTACCGAACAATGAAAAAAATCATAGTGTGCGGTGACAGTTACATGACACCGTCTCATATACTACCTAATACTCATTTTGCAGAACTTTTGCGTGATCATTATAATTGTGAACTAACTGTTTATGCTAGGGGAGGCATGAGTAATGTAGGTATATGTCTTCAAATTGAACAAGCAATTAAAGACAATCCTGATTTAATTTTATATAACACAACAGCATATGATCGTATAGAAGTTCCCTTAAAAGATGACGACATTGATATACAAAACGTAATATATGAAGAAAAACTTTCTTATAGTACGCACTCTGGCGAAATGAACAAAAAAGACCCTCTGCTTATTTCTGACACAATATATGGTATGTTAGAAATGGTTGGGAAGTACGAGAATGTACCTAACATCGATGAAATAAAAAGCAGTTTGAAAGGATATTTTAATAACTTATACCAACATGCATGGAAAGAATACACCGATACGCTTTGTCTTTATGCAACATTACATAAATTATCTCAAACTCATATTAAAACTTTGTCATTTACTCACCATGCAGATATTTTTATACATAAGTTTCCTTTTGTACCGAGTTCGTCAATTGTGCAATTCGATCCATATAGGCAGCCCGAAAATGATCCTGGTTATCACACTGATATTGAGACTCAGCAAAAAATCTTTAAACTGATCACGCATCTGCTGTAGACCGCCGTAGAGACGTTCTAAGAGCCTTAAGCGACTTTACTAGTGAAGATATAGTCTATAACTTATTCGATGCTGTGGTCGATTCTGTGAGGTCTGAGGTGCTACTCTGGATTTAGAGCCAAAAGAAAAGGGACTTAAGTCCCTTTTCTGATTTTGTACAACTTAGTGCAAGCCTAATAGCATTTCAATTCCTGAATAACTTAAACCACCTAGTGCAACTCCGGCACCAACAAGCATCCATCTCCATTTTTCTAATCCGGCTATTTTACTAGCCATTTCATTGTGAGACTTAAGATTTGATTCCTGAAAATCACGTATCATATCTTGGGTTGCTTCTGTATGGCGATCCATTTTATCAGACACATCACGCATTTGACTTTTTATTTCAATAACTTGTGTATCGAATTTTTGATCAAGGTTCTTAAATTCGACCTGCAATACAGCAATTTCTGTATCGTATTTTTGAAGTTGTCGTTGTGCTTGTGATTGAGCCATTATTGCTTACCTCTCAGTATTATGCAGATTCAACAGTTACAATTGGGTATGGTTGAGCACCGTATGTATCTGCAGGATATGCTGTGTTGAAAGATAAGAAATATGGATTTCCTGAAAAGTCCAATCCATGATGTGAACCTTTAATTCTTTCCATTCTTACAGTACTAGCATCGTCTAAAGTTACAGTAACAGTCATTGTGTTATCTGTTAATACACCATCGGCTAAATCGACTAATTGACAAGTGCCTTGATTACCTGATGCATCTTCAACAAGATACTTTCTAGCACCTTTCTGTCTGATGATAAAGCCGTCTGCCTCTATGTTTCCGCCTACTTTAACTCTGACTAGAGTTTGAGGGCCTGTTTGTGCTGTGTCACCAGCAACAACACCGTAAGTGTTTAATGCACCTGCAGGGTTGTTATAGCCAGTATCAACATCACTGTTTTTCGATGTTTTCATTGGTCGTCCCATTTTTTGATCTCCTATA